TCTTAATAAAAATGATATTTTAAACTTTAAAAATACTGGGAAATCTAAACCTGTAGCAAAACTTGATAAAAATGGAAAAGTTTTATCTACATACAGCTCTTTATCCGAAGCTGGTAGAATTAACTTCCCAGAACAAAAAAGAGCAATGAGTCATATTAGTGAGTGTTGCCGTGGAAAATTAAAACATTATAAGGGTTATTTTTGGAAATATACAGAAGATATAGTCTAATCTTTATGGAAACATAAAGCAGCTTTAATAAGCGGTTGCGGTCCAGCGAACTGCAACGAATATAAATGAACAGTCTATGGGAAGGACAAGTAGAGGGGGCTTTCTTCAATCCTACTGCTTTTGATGCAGCTCGTGTAATTGAATATCCAGATAATGAATATGATAAGCGTTCTGGTGACCATGCTCAATATATTCTTGGAGTTGACGTGGGCCGCAAGAATGACTTAACAGAAGTCGTGGTCATTAAAGAAACGCCTATTAGTAAGAATAGCCGTGAAACAATTAAGAAAGTTGTTAACATTTTTACTATTCCATCTGGACACTTTGAGATGCAAGCAATCCAAATTAAAGAAATTTTTAAGAAATTCCATTGTAGTATGTGCGTGCTTGACGCCAATGGTCTTGGTATTGGTTTAGTAGATTTCATGGTGCGTGACCAAGTGAATCCTAAAACTGGTGAAACGCTCTACAATTTTGGCATTGTAAATGATGATGACAAAATCTACAAATCTTTTGAGACAGATGACACAATTAAAAATGCTCTCTATCTCATGAAAGCAAACAATGTCATCAACTCGGCTCTATTTGCTTATTGCCAAATTCTCATGAAGAATGGTAGGTTACATTTCTTGCTTGATGATGGTATTGCCCGCAACAAACTTATGGGTACTGCCAATGGTAAGAGTATGTCCGCATCAGAACGAGAAGATTATTTGCGGCCATACGTAGAGACATCTATCCTAAAAAGCCAGATGATGAATCTTATTTCCTGCAACGATGGCGCACTAATCAAGTTAAAGCAGGCTACCCGCAGGATTAAAAAGGATAAAGTATCTGCTTTACTATATGGGCTCTTTTGGTGTCGCTATAAAGAAGAGAAAAGAGAGAAACGCTCTCGCCGCAATCTTACTGACCTCATTCTTTACACAAAACATAACTAAATTTTTTAAAATTAATAGGGCAAAATGGAAAAACTACTTTTGCCCTATTCTTATATATATTAGTTATGAGAGTTCAAAGGAGATTTTTATGCGGGATTCGCGCCTGGAGGTTAAAATTTACAATATTCTCTTGGATGCGGGACTACCTTTTGAAGAAGAATATGAGTTTCCTGGACTTATTGGTAAGAGCGGTAGAGCATTGCGTTTTGACTTTTGTGTTTTTGACGAAGAAGGAAACATTGATTTCTTGATTGAAGCACAAGGAAAACAACACTATGTACCAGTTGCCCATTTTGGTGGACAACGTGCGCTTTATGCCCAAAAGCAAAATGATATTAAGAAACGTCAATATTGCATAGACCATAACTTGATGCTTATTACAATTCCATATTATGATGAACCAAAGCTTAATTATGATTATATTATGCAAGCGGCAGGATATTAAAAGGAGGTAAGATTTGGCTTCTTATCGCAATAAAGCGGATAGAGATTTCCGCATAGTTACTTCTGCGCAAAAACCACAATCTCTTTCTTTTAATAAGATTATGGTCGGTAATAAAAAATTAGCTAACGATGTTACTATTGATACGGACCATTTTGCTGTAGCCAATAGTTATGGTGGTCGCAGAGCAGTAAAAAAGGAAGATGTAGAGAAAGCTTTGCAGACTTCTAATATTACTAATTTGCGCTCTTACTCAAATCTATTTTTTAATTCTAATGGTATTTATAGCCGCCTTTGTCGCTATATGGCATACCTTTACAAGTATGATTGGTATGTCACTCCACTTATTTATGCGGAAAATGACAACGACAAAGCAAAAGAGAAAATTAAGAAAAACTGGTATAAAGCAATTTCTTATCTCGATAGTTCACAGCTAAAAAAGAACTTTGGGGAAATTGCCTTAAAAGTTATTAAGGATGGTTGCTATTATGGCTATCGTCTTGACGGTCAGACCGCAACATTCCTACAAGATTTGCCAACTTCTTACTGTAGAAGTCGCTATGAATTGAATGGGCGATTCGCAGTAGAGTTTAATATTAAGTATTTTGATGATGCTTTTTCCGACATTGAGTATCGGACAAGGGTGTTAAAAATGTGGCCAAAGGAATTCCAGAAAGCCTACTTAGCTTTTAAGAATGGAAACCTAGTTACTGATTTTAATGGAGATTCCGCAGGCTGGTTTTTGTTAGACACCACCAAAGCAGTTAAGTTTAATCTTAGCAATAATGACGCACCATTGTTCGCAACGGTTATTCCTAAGCTGATTGACTTGTCTGACGCTCAAGATTTAGATAAGAAAAAGATGCTTCAACAAATATTAAAAATCATTATCCAGACTATGCCAATAGACAAAAATGGAGATTTAATTTTTGATATTCAAGAAGCGCAACAGCTCCACGCAAATGCAGTTAATATGCTGTCAGATGCTATTGGGGTAGATGTTTTAACTACTTTCGCAGATGTTAAGGTTGCGGACATGGCGGACCACAGCGCAGTAAGTTCTGTGGACCAACTAGAAAAGATTGAAAGAACCGTATTCAATGAAGCAGGTACAGGTCAAAACTTGTTCAATGCAGAAGGAAATTTGGCTCTTGAAAAGTCTATTCTTAATGACGAAGCAACTCTTAATAATCTAATCCTTCAATTTGAGGATTTCGCGCAAAGGTTAATTTCTACCTTCAACAAAAGTCCAAATAGAGTTTTTTACAAGGTCCAAATTTTGCCAACGACCGTATACAATTATAAGGATTTGGCGGCAAAGTATAAGGAATTAGCTACTCTTGGATATTCCAAGGTACTCCCTCTTGTTGCTCTTGGACAATCTCAAAGTATGGTCATTATGTCATCTTACTTTGAAAACAATGTGTTAAAACTTAACGATGTTTTTGTTCCACTCCAATCTTCAAATACTTTGAGTGCGGACAATTCAAAAGAGGTCACTTCCGCTGGTGAAACTAATCCACAAGGCGGTCGCCCCAGCTTGGCTGACGATGAAAAAAGTGACAAGACGATTCAAAATGAAGAATCGGAGGGATAAATGCTAAGAAATACTTCTGTTGCTACTATTGCAGCACCAGAGTTTGTAAATCTGGCGGAAGATGCTCTCAATCCTGGAATTTCTAAAGCAGACGTAAAGGTTCTTTATCTTGGGGAAAATCGCAACGGTTCTTTCATCAATAAAGAAACCGCCATGAAGATGTCCGAGACTTTACGTGCTTGCCCAATCGTAGGTGCTTATCGTAAGGATATTGATGATTTTGGCGACCATGGTGAAATCATTCATATTGAAAACGGTGAAATCACTTTTGACTGTGCGACTGTTCCTTACGGTTTTGTCGCTCCAGATGCTAAAGTTTGGTTCAAAGAGTTCACAGACTATGATGAATTCGGTAATACTGTTAATCGTGAGTACCTAATGACTACCGCTTACCTTTGGACTGGTCAGTACCCAGAAATTGAACGTTGTGTCAAAGAGGGTATGGGTCAATCTATGGAGCTAGATGGCAAATCTATTGATGGTCATTGGGCAGAAAATTTTGAGAGCGGAATTGAATTCTTTATTATCAATGACGCTAGTTTTACCAAGCTATGTGTTCTAGGCGATGGCGTAGAACCATGTTTCGAAGGTGCATCTGTTGAAGCACCTAATATTAGTGATAAATTCTCTAAAGAAGGATTTACCACTACTCTTTACAATATGATGAATGAGTTGAAGTTTGCTCTTGCGGAAAATGCTAACGCTAAAGATGCTAACGCTGAAAATGCCGAGAAAACTGATGATTCTGAATCTACTAAAGAAGAAGAAACTACTGAATTTGCGGAAAAAGCCGAAGAAGAAGAAGAAACTGCTGATGAAGCGGTTGATTTTGCGAAAAATGCAGAAGAATCTATTGAATCTACTGAATCCGCAGAGGTAGTTGAAGAAAATCTTGACCAGGAATCGGACTTCTCTGCGAACACCGAAGAAGAGAAGGAATCAGAAGAAGTGGTTGAAAATACCGAAGAATCTGCCGACAATGAATTTGCGGAAAAAGATGCGGAAATTGAAACTCTTAAATCTGAAATCGCTTCTCTACAAGAAAAATACTCTCTTCTCGAAACAGAAGCAGAAGAATTACGTTCTTACAAGGCTTCCCGCATTTCTGCGGACAAAGACGCTCTTATCAATAAGTACAATATGCTTTCTGATGATGATAAAGCAGAAATTATTGCAAACAAAGATTCTTATTCTTATGAAGAAATTGAATCTAAACTTGCTCTTCTGTATGTAAAGAAAAATGTTGATTTTGATGACCAAGAGGAAGAAGTTCCTGTCTCTAATGAAGCAACTCTTACCTTTGGTCTTTCTACTGCAAATGGCGATGCGGAAATTGACCCAATTATTGAGCTTCTCCGTGACGCTGCAAATAAATAAACAATTAAGGGGGAATTAGATGGCAATTACTATTAAACGTACTGGAATTCCAGGTCACGGCCTTTATCCAGTAGTTGAGCCAAATCACCTTTCTGCTCCTCGAAGTGGCGGCGTTTATGCACAGCTTCCTGCTCCTGCTTCTGTTAACGCTTGCTTCCAAGGTCAATTCTTCAAGTATGACCTCGCCGGAGGTGCGTTAAGCTTCACTGGCGATGCTCCTTGGGTTATGGTATACAACGAGGAAAAACTTTATGACCCAGCTCGTCAAATGCACCGCGATTATGCTATGGTTAATCTTAGCAACGACCCTAGCGTAAAGTTGGTCCCACGAGTTTTCCGTCTATATGTTGGTGATATTTACACCACTAACTGCGTCAAAGATGGTGATTCTTACACCGTTGGCGACAAGCTTGTTCCTGGTGCCGCTGGTATTCTTGAAAAGAAAACCGCTATTACCGCAGATGATACTCTTGTCTGCAAAGTTGTAAAAGAAACGACTCTTCCAGACGGTCAAGCTGCTGTTAAACTACAAGTTATTAAATCTAACTAAGAGAGGAGATAAAATAATATGGAACTTACTTTAAATGACCTTAAAAAGCTCGCTAAAGCTACTTTAAGCAAAACGCCTCTAACTTATTCTATTAATGGTAAAGAGGAAACTTTTACCACTGAAACCGCAAATGAAGCACTCCGTGCTGCACTTGCTCCTTTGACCAAGGATTATTACACCTTTAAGCGCAATGAGAATACCATCTTTGAACTTATCTCAGAAGTCATTGATGAAGTTACTCCTAAGCGCGTAATGGCACAATATGAACGCTTTGCTGACGTTAAGACTGTCGCACAAGGCGAAAAGCCAGTTTTCACCACTCGTATTACTGAAGCTGCTCGTAAACGTGCAAAAGGCTTCGTAACTCTTGTCGGTCTTGCTGGCCGTTATGAGACTTGTATTCTTGATGGTCGTCAAGTCACCGTTCCTACCTCTGCTTATGGCTATGCTATTCGCTTAGGTTTTGAGGAATTCCTTGACGGTCGCTACAGCTTTGCTGACTTTACTGACATCATGCTTGAAGGTCTTGATGACGCAATCTACGCTGAAATCGCAAAGGCTCTTGATAATGCAGTCGCAACTCTTCCAACTGTAAACAAAGCTACCAATGCTGGCTTTGATGCTGCTATGTTTGATAAGCTTCTAGCTATTTCCGATTCTTATGGTAATGGTAACTCCACTATCTATTGTACTCGTGAATTTGCTGCTTCCCTCATTCCAGCAGACGCAGCTTGGGCATCTGATTCTATTAAGGACGAACTTTTCCGCAAAGGCTTCCTTGGTGCTTATAAGGGCCACGACGTAGTTATTCTTCAGCAATCCGTTGTTGACGCAAATAATTCTACTAAGGCTATTGACCCATCTAAGGCTTACATCATGGCTTCCGTTGGTGAAAAGCCAGTTAAGGTTGTCTTTGAAGGTCAAACCGCTGTCCGTATGGTAGAGGATAATGATGATTGGTCCCGCGATATGCAAACCTACAAGAAAGTTGGCGTTGCAGTCCTCACCAATCCTTCTATTTGCCAATTTGTTAATACTTCACTAACTAAAACTTTTTAGTTTTTAGTTTTTAGCAACGAAAGGGGTACTTAATTTAATTATTGAGTACCCCTTATTTTCATAAGAGAAA